AGGTTTGCCAGGAACAATAGCGGGTGTTAAAGGTAGGTCTTCAACTCCTCCACCATCATTGAATACAGTTTTAGTAAGTGTAGTTGTGGAATCTTCGTAAACAATGACGCCATCTTCTGATGTTTCTGGAAAACTGTTTTGGTTACGTAGTAACCTTACCTTAGTGTAATTTCCTGTTGGAGTTTTCCAGTAGACGTACGCCTCATGAAAATCTGTAACCAGTAAAGCCATTGGTTCAACAGAGTACGCAAGTAATGGACTAATGCCATACTTAGAGATTCCATAGACTGCATTACCATAATTAGCCATTTAAAATCCTATCGGATGTCGCCAAGAATAAACCAAGTATCGGTTCCCGTCTTGATGCAAGTTGCGGAAGCATATTGAACACGGGCGTATGGCGCAGCAGGCGCAGCTCCAGCCGAAACCAAAGTTGTTGTTCCAGGTGTAACTGCGGAAATTGTTGTTGTTCCTGTACCAAATTGAGCCACGTGAATTTTTGTGCCAATTGGAAATGGGACGGTTGCATTAGTTGGGATTGAAAAAGTGTTAGCTGTAGAAACAGCCATAGTTACTAATTTGTCTGCGTCTGCAAGAACTGCTGTGTAAGAAGCTGTTCTACTGTTGATACTTATGTATATCTTTGGGTCGCTTAGAACAGGGGATGTTCCAAAAGAAACTAGAGATGAAGCAGTGATGGTGCTTTTAAGAGTTGTTCCCGCTAGTGTTTCTGCAGTTATTAATGCAACTTGAGCGCGAGTATTTGCAATACCAATTTCAATGTTATTTATACGGTCTTTAACAGTTGACCAAGTTGTGGTTGTGGTGTCAAAGCCTGATGTTCCCCAACCAGAGCTGGTTAATGGGAAAGTTCCAAGGGTAGTTTCAATAGCTGTTACTTCACCTTGAAGGTCGTTAATGTGGGAGGCAATAACTGTGTCTGTAAAGTCAACTTTAGAGCTAAAGTCGTTCTTAATATTCCCTGGGTAATAGACTGCCATTTGTTACCTTTCCATCGTAATGTTGTATTTTCTCTGGTTTACTACTGGTTTAGTTGCTAAAGTCCTGGGTGACTATGGCCTGCGTTTGCTTTACCAGCCATTTGCGACTCTAAAGTAGATACTCGTGACTCTAGTGATGTAATACGTTGTTCATGGTTTAGCAGAGTTTGTGCCATTGCCAGTAAAGTTTTTGTAAGTTCTATAACTTGCGTTCCGTCTGGCTCAGACTCAACTATTAAGTAGGGTGTTAATCCCGATAGTGATACAGTGTTTAGCAGCGGTTTTACTAAGTAAGGTTTACTTGCTTCTTGGTGTTTTCCAAACGAACCAATCCAAACAGGATACTCTGAGTCTCCAGTGATGTAAGATACCCAAACCCCCTGCCCTACTTTTGGAGGAGAGGTGTGTATACCGTGTGGTTCAACAGGCCAAACCCAATCAGTTACTTCAGCTCCAGTAGACTGTGGTACTAGAACCTGTAGTCGTCGTTGATTTAGTGGGTCTTTGTTGTTTTGGACAACCCCTCTAAAAAATCCAAGACTTTTACGGTCATCATCCACTATACAATCCAATATTCATATTGCTTTCTTTGAATCTAAAGATTTCATTTGCAAAACCAGTCAAAGGAGCAAGGCCAGTTACAATACCTGTTCCAGAAGCAGTTCCAGTAGTTGCATTTGCAACAACAAATCTGTAATCATCAACAGATACAATCGCAGCATTTGAAACATTGAAGCCAGCTGCAGAAAGCCCTACAATAGTTACAGTGCCTCCAGCCTTCATTGCATGGCGTTGATTGACTGTGTAAGTAATATAGCCCGAAGCAACGGTGTCTAAGTTGTAGCCAACTTTAACGTTGGCTGCACTTCCAGTAATAGTTGAACCATTTTTATAAAGAGAAATTATTTTTGCTGTTTTAATTCCTTCTGTTTGGTTTAGTACATACTCAATGTCTTGTGGGTAAATTGTGTCTTGGAAGTCCATACCTGTGTAGCCGTACACAAATAGAAGTGATTTTTTTATATTTATGTCAGTTTCCGCTTGTGTGTATTGAGGTAATTTAATATATTGAATTGTGATGATTAAGTCAGAGTACACAGGTGGCTGAATAGTTACTGAGCTTCCAATAAGCAACTTGTTAGACAAGTAGTCAGTAAGAGACTCTGCTAAATCAGTGTACTCAGGAGATACAGCTCCAGTTTCTGTAAGTCCTGGCTGTATGTCTGTATCATTTACGTCTCTACTTGGAGCAATATACACCGTGACTGATGTCCACGTTGAGCTGTACGCATTTGCTTTACCAATACCTGTCACTGATAATGATAGGTTTTTATAGTCTTCTAAAGTTACCGCTCTGTTAGATGAACGTAAAACAAGTGGAGCTTGAACGCGTATCTCATCATTGCTCTCTGGTTCTGCGCCACCTAAAGCTGCTGTTCCATTTGCTACGGTTATAGCAGAGTTTAAAGCGCTTGTTTGTGAAGAAGTAAATGAAGGGATGTAAACGATAGCGTCAATAATGTTAGCCGAAATATTTCCTAAAGCTCCTCCACCAACCAAGTACATCGCACGAATGACTGAGCTATTCACAGGGATTGCTCCAGATACTCCGTCACCAAAGTTAATTGACACAACATTGTTGCTATCAGATTTAACTGTGTACACCAAATCGTTTGGGCCGTAATCTAACAAGTGTTGTACTTGAGTCCATTTAGAGTAGATAGTTCCGTACTGAACATAGACAGAGATAGAGCCATCAACTACTGGAGTATTTGGTAACTCAAAAGACATACTAGGCTCTTGATTAGATACGCCTATTTGCTGACCATAGGTTGTGTCAGATGCTGTGTCTACAACGTTTATATATCGGCCTTCTTCGGCAGACACGGTCTCGGTACTAGTAGCACTAACTACTGCGTCACTTGTTGTCGTAAAGTACACAGGTCTAACAACATCTGCAGTAACTATCTCTCCACTAACAACTGTTCCTTTTGGAATAGTTATAGAAGGATAAACCATAGTGGCAACACCCGTGCCTGAAGCAGTTCCACTAACACTTGCTACAGCCACTGTAAATTGGGTTGATGAAGCAGCCGTAATAACCGCATCCGTTACGTTAAAAGAAGTTGTACTAAATCCAATAACGGTAACAATTCCGTTTACAACAAACGAGTTACTTCCAACATAAGTGATTGTCGTACCATTTCCAGTAGCAGTTAAACTGCCTGAAGAAGAAGAGTTGTTGTTATTAAAGAACGTCACGTCAACTATAGCATTTCTATACCCAGAAGGTATGTAGCCATACGTTTGTGCAATGTTTAAGATGCTATTGCGTTGAGTAGCGGTTGCAAGAGAGAACTCATTTGCGGTTCTGTCTATGTAGTACGATATTAAATCACCCATATACGCAAACGCTTCTACAAGAGCTACGCCAAAGTCTGCTGGGTCCGAAGCGGTCCACTCTGGTATGCGCTCTTGAATTCGTGAGATAAGTTGTTCACGAATTGAGAAGTAATCTCGCCCTGTATAGTCAACAGAGATAGGGATAGTAGACGCCGGGGTGGTACTCATAGCAGCTCCTCATACATTGGAAGTGTTCCTTGGATAGTTACGTATCCAATAGATGTCGTGTTTACTTCTTGGTTTGGAAGTGCGTACGTAACTGTTACTTTCAAAGTGTTAGTATACAAGTCTTGTTCAACAGTAGTGTCCTGTAAAGTCAAAAGCTGCAAGTACCTATCAAAAGCACGTGTTACTTCTTCGCTAATTTCCTCTACTGCATTGTCTACGTTATTAAATAACGAAAAGGGAATGAGCGTCCCAAAAGTTGGGCGCATAACCCTCTCACGAAGAGAGGTACCTAAAACAGACCGAACTCTATCCGCCCAAATTTTTGACTGTTCGGTGGTTGTTCCTATTGAGCCAGAAGTGTCAATAGAAAATGGTAACGAAATAGCTTTTTCAGAGGCCATTAAACTGCTACCCACCTTCTTGGAGCGACGTTATACCCTGTTAGTGTTTGGTTTACCATGGGTGCTGAATTACTTAGTTTATACGCTGTTGGCGTGTTCGCACCTGTTGTAATCGCTTGCGTTAAGTTGACAGTAGGCACGTTTCCAGCAGAAGAAGGTCTGAAAGCAGAGGCTATATTAGAACCGCTTCCGTCTGTTGCAACCTCAAATTCAACAGTGTATTTACCATCTGAATTTAAAGTGTGAACTGCATTGGAGACAATCCAAAATCCATCGCTTGCTTCTCCTGTTCCGCGAATTTCTACGGTTCTCCAAGGAGCAATACGTGAGTCTCCTTGACCGAACCCGTATCCAGGAGTAGAAAGTCTAGCGAGTTGAGCTTTTGCATTTGCTAAACTTTGAGAGCTAAGCCTGTCAACAATTACAGTGTCCGTATCAATATCAAAAAACAAAGGGTCTTTATTTTTTGCTCTAAGGTTTTTTCCAACAGAAGTAGGAGAAGAAGTGGCTTTGTATATCTTCCCTGTAACAGGGTCAACTCCTCCTACAATTTTTGTTGATTTTGTGTTGCCG